TGAAGCGTCTGGCATTGCCGACAAGGTATGGGAAGTTGCAGAGGGTGCGCTGACCGACGAGGACACGGAAATCATTTGGATTGCATTCGGCAACCCAACGAACGCAACGGGCCGATTCCGCGAGTGCTTCGGGAAATACCGCCACCTTTGGAAGACCAGGCACATCGACAGCCGCACGGTCGAAGGCACCAACCGCAAATACCTGGACGAGATGGTGGCCACCTATGGCGAAGACAGCGACATCGTCAAGGTTCGTATCCGTGGCCAGTTCCCAAGTCAATCGGTCACGCAGTTCATCAGCACAATCTCAGTCGAAGAGGCTCAAGCCAGGGAATTGGCGTTCAAAGATCCTGGGGCCCCTTTCATCCTCGGCGTTGACATAGCCCGATTTGGAGATGACGAAAGCGTCATTCGTGGCCGGAAGGGCAGGGATGGGCGGGTGATCAAGCCAATCAAGTGGCGCGGCATGGATACTGTGTTCAGCGCCGGAGAAGTGGCCAAGGCCATTCAACGCTATCAGCCCGATGCTGTCTTCATTGATGGCGGAGGCGTTGGCGGCGGTGTGGTTGACATCCTGAAGTCTCAGGGATACCGCGTGATCGAGGTGAATTTCGGTTCTGCGGCATCCGACCCAAAGAAGTACGCCAACAAGCGCGCCGAGATGTGGGGGCTGACGCGAGATTGGCTGGCCACGGGCGCACTGGAGCCAGATCAAAAGCTGCTCGATGACCTGACTGGCGTTTGGTACGGGTACGACAAAGACAGCCGAATCCAGCTTGAAAAGAAAGAGGACATGAAAAGGCGGGGCCTTTCTTCACCTGACGACGGTGACGCCTTGGCGCTGACGTTTGCGGGCCCAGTTCAGAGGTCGGACATGAAGACTAGCCGAATAGCCAGCTCCAGGCAGCGCATGTCTGTGACGGACTATGACCCACTAGCCTAGGGAAAAACGTTCCTCGTCAGCAAACCCACCATGCAGGTGTTTATCGCAATGGTGGGCCCATGTCACTCAAAAAACCTGTTCAATCGCTGGTAACTCTGGGGCTCGGTGGCATTGGCGGAGCGACCGCGTTAGCGGCTGGAAAAGCTATGCAACACGCTGAGGCAAATCTGGAAGCCCCTGGCGCTCCGCCTGTCATTGAGGACACTCAGGCCAAGGCTCAGGCTCAGGCCGATATGCTTCGCCGCCGCAAAGGTCGCGCCGCATCCATCCTGACGAGCCCCAACAAGATGGCGGCACCCACAACTGCAGCCAAGCAGCTGCTGGGGGAGTGATGGACTACGAATCGCGGATGCGTGCGTTTGACCGCGTCAAGGCAAAGCGCGGCAACTGGGACACGACCTTTCAGGAGATCGCCGAGCGTGTCATGCCTCAAATGGCTGACTTCAACACGCGGCAAGCCGAGGGCGCCAAGCGGACAGAAAAGATGTTCGACCCCACGGCCGGCCTGGCTGCACAAAAGGCGGTGTCTGCAATTGCTGCCTTTGCTTGGCCGTCGAATCAGCGTTATCAGAAGCTGACCACGAACAACAAAGAGCTGAACAAAATCCAGCGCGTCAAAGCCTGGTTTGATGACGCCACAGACAAGCTGTTCGAGGCACGCTATTCGCCTCGCGCTGCCTTCGAGTCCCAAATGAGCGAGTCGGCCCTGACCTCGTTTGTGTTCGGCACGGGCGGCATGTTCCTTGATGAGGACATCAAGCGACGCTGCTTCCGTTACAAGTCGCTGAGCCTGGCCCGCACGTACATCGTGGAGGGTGCAGATGGTCGCATTGATACGGTGTACCGCTGCTGGGAATGGACGATCCGCCAAATTGCATCCCGCTTCAAGAGCATCCCTGACGCCTTGCGCCAGAAGCTGGAGAGTCGCGCAGATGACATGGTGGAGATCGTCCACATCGTGTGCCCGCGTGATGACGTAGACCCTGAGCGTTTGGGTTACCACGGCATGCCATGGGCGTCGTGCTACTACCTTCCTGGCCACGACAAGTTCGTTCTGGAAGAGGGCGGCTATCGATCCTGGCCGTTTGGCTTTCATCGCTACATGACCAGCCCCGGCGAGGTCTATGGCCGCTCTCCTGCATGGATGGCACTGTCGTCCATCAAGGTGCTAAACGCACAGAAAAAGTCGATCCTTCAGGCTGCACAGAAGGCGGTCGATCCCCCGTTGCTTGCCTCAGAGGACGGCGTGCTGTCTGCATTCTCGCAGGTGCCCGGAGCGGTGAACTATGGTGGGCTGGACAGCCAAGGAAACCAGCTTGTAAAACCGCTGATCACTGGCGCCAATGTCGGCATCGGCCTGGACATGATGGACAAAGAGCGCGAGATCATCGCGGGCGCCTTCATGATGGACGTGTTCCGCGTGCTGGTCGAGCATCCCAACATGACGGCCACCCAGACAATGGAGTTGATGAACGAGCGCGCGACCATCATGGCGCCCATCGTCAGCCGCTATGAGTCTGAGCACTTCAGCCCAATGACAGAGCGAGAGCTTGATTTGCTTGTGCATGCTGGCCAGCTGCCACCAATGCCGCCCGAGTTGATCGAGGCTGAAGGCGAGTACAAGATCGAATACACCAGCCCCATGCGTCGGGCCATGCGCTCATCTGAGGCCATTGCCATCACACGCACCCTGGAAGCTGTCACCCCCATGGCGCAAATTGACCCAAGCGTGCTGGATTCGTTCGACCTCAACGAATGCGCCCGCGAGATTGGAGAAATCAACGGCATGCCAGCCAAGTGCTTGCGGGACATCGAAGAGCTGAAGGCGCTCAAGGAAAAGCGCGCAACTGATCAACAGGCCGCTCAACTGCTTGAGGCTGCCCCCGTCGTTTCTCAAACCGCCGCGAACATGGCCAAGGTGCAAGCCGCTGGCGGCCTGGTCCCCGGCTTCTAAAGGGTAATCCATGGCCTGGAATGAGTCGTTTGAGCGCATCCGCGCTCGCATGCACCATCGCATGTTCGCCTATCAAGCGCTGTTTGTGACACGCGCACCAGAGGGGAAACAGGACGTTGACACGGCGCCATGGTGGGCCTTTTGGCGCAAGCCCAAGGCGCACGCGCTATCTCCTGCTGGAGACATCGTGCTGCGCGACCTGGCCGCCTATTGCTACGTGGGCAAAACCACCATGAAGGTGTCCCCTTCAACGCAGCAAACAGACCCCTACGCAATGGCATTCGCGGAAGGCCGCCGCGATGTTTTCAACCGAATCACGGCCATGTGCAACCTCACGACAGAACAGATCGAACGAATCGCAGCCTACAGGAGCAATGACGAATGAACATCTTCAAGCGAAACATTCTGATGAACCAAGCCAGTGACGGCGGCGGCGCCCCTGGTGGCGCACCTGCCGGTGATGGTGGAGCTACGCCACCCGGTGGAGGCGCTGGCGCTGCTGCACAACCACCCGTAGGCCATGGCATCGCATGGCTCCCCGCCGATGTCGACGCCGAGATGGTTGGTCATGTCCAGAACAAGGCGTGGCAATCCCCGGTCGATGCCATCAAAGGCCACCGCGAACTGGAAAAGCTGCTTGGCGCAGATCGTGCTGGTCGAACCATCACAGTGCCAACTGACCCCGCAGCGCCTGAGTGGGGAGCCCTGTATGACAAGCTTGGTCGGCCAACCTCGCCAGATGGCTACAAGCTCAGCGAAGTGCAAGGCGCCGATCCTGCGTTCTCCAAGGCTGCCGCTGAGCAGTTCCACAAACTGGGCATCAGCGCAAGCCAGGCAAAGGGCCTGATGGAGTGGTATCAGGCTACAGGCGCCGGTATGACAGAAGCCCAGCAGGCAGCCGAGCAAGCCGCACTTGAGGCTGAGCACCAAGCATTACAAAAGGACTGGGGCACCGGACCTGATGCTGACGCGCGCCGTGAGTTGGCTCGCCGTGCATGCCTGAACCTGGGTTTGGATGAGCAGGCTGTCAACGCCATGGAAAAGGTGGCCGGCTTCTCCAAGGTCATGAAGGCATTTGCCAAGGTGGGTGACCTCATGCGCGAGCACGGCGCCGAAGGCCTGGGTGAGATCGGCTCCTTTGGCACAACGCCAGAAGGCGCCAAGGCCAAGCGCACGCAACTGATGGCAGACGCTGGATGGCGCACAAAAGCCATGGTGCCCAACAGCGCCGAATGGGCCGAGCTGCAACGACTCGACCGCATTATTTCAAGCACCCTCTAACAAGGGAAAAACGTTCCTCTCCTGAAGACAGAAAGTCCAGCCATCGGATAAGCCCACGGGCCCCGATAGCTGGCCGGCAAGCGGCTCGGGTGGCGCACGACAAGCGCAAGCAGGCCCCCGATTGGGACAAGCCAGGCGAACAAAAACCTGACCTGTAACTGTCCAAGGAGAGCCAACATGGCCACCGGATCTAATGCTTTTTACAGCCAGCAATACGCCTCCGCCGTTGAGCTGCTGGCCCAGCAACTGACACCCAAGGTTGCATCGCTGTTTACCCCCATGACCGCCGTTGGCAAAGCCGCGACTGTCGTCAACCAGATCGACGCCTTCGAGGCCGATGAACGCTCGTCTCTGTACGACAACATTGTCTTTGGATCGGTCACGCACAACCGCCCATGGGTGTACCCGCGTCACTTCGACAAGGCCATCCCGTTCGACAGCATCGAGCAGATGCAAATGAACGCCAACCCCACCAGCGAGTATGTGCAGGGCGTGATCGCTGCACTGAACCGCAAGATGGATGACGAAGCCATTCGCGCATTCTTCGCTGACCGAAATGTCGGAGAAGCTGGCAGCACCACCGATTCGTTCTCGT